CTCATCCTCATCCTCATCCTCATCCTCATCCTCATCCTCATCCTCATCCTCATCCTCATCCTCATCCTCATCCTCATCCTCATCCTCATCCTCATCCTCATCCTCATCCTCATCCTCATCCTCTTGACCAGCATCATTTCCTTGACCAGCATCATTTCCTTGACCAGCATCATTTCCTTGACCAGCATCATTTCCTTGACCAGCATCATTTCCTTGACCAGCATCATTTCCTTGACCAGCCTGATAAGAACCTTCATCGTCTCTTAAATCGTACTGGGTTATGATTCTTTTACGATTTTCATCATCTGAATTTTTTATCCATTTATATAATGTTTCATAAATTTCTATAAATTTTGCATGATCATCATCCAATTTCTGAATTTTGGGGCTATTTTTATATAAATCCTTTATAACCTCAAGTATTTCAGAATCTTCTTTTAGTTCTTCATTATTAGCATGATCTGAACGTTCAAATTCTTTTTTTAAAAATCCACCATTTTTATCTTCCCACCAATTTTTAATTTTTTCATCCAACTCTTGAACGGGCTGAACTAGAGGTGACTGATTGTCTGCTCTTGCTGAATCTGGACTGCCGGATCGTTGTTGGCCTGAGGAATTGTTGGCATTTATAGGTTCGTCAACAGAGTCGTTATTCGACTGTGGTGAGTTTTTTGTTTTTTTTTGATCTTCTTGTAGTTTAGCTAGTAGTTCTTCTAAAACAGAAAAGATGTAGTCTATGTCTTTTTTATTTCCTTGTCTTCCTTTAACTCTTAAGGCAACCGCTGCTAATTTCGATTCAAACTCCTCCTCTGTATCTGGAAGTTTTAAGTTGTTTCCAAAATAATGCTTTAATGCTTCAACTATGGAATCTTTATCACCATCATTTAAATTTCTTCTTTGTGAGCTTAATTCAACATTAATTCCTTCTTGATTTCTTGACCAAATATAGTATTTTGATAACATTTCATTTATTATCTTTGTGTAGCCCTGAATTTCTAGGTTTAACCATATCTCAATAGCAGATTTTTCATTATCACTAATTTTTTTCTTTCTATTATCTCTTACTAAAGAGCGATATTTAATATCAGTTAGACCAGAAACTTGATTGGGAATATTGATTAATTTATTAACAAGTTTTTTAATTACAACATCTCTTAGATTACTTCCAATTTTAGCTTCCCACGTTCCATCATCATTTTTTACACTAAACTGAAATTGTTTTTTAGATGCTCCTGTTGGGCTGTCCACTTCATCAACTTTAAACCCCAAATCTATAGCGCCTTTTTTTGCCGCTTCGCTCAAATAAATTTTTTCTTGTCCAACTGATCTGGAAGCGACTTTATCTTCTTCATTGTCGTCTTGTTCATCTTCATCTTGATTTGAGGGCTCATTGTCACCTCCTTGTCTGGGCCGAACGTTGTTTGTAGGAACACTAGAACCGGCTGATTTTTCATCATCATTATCAAGATCGTCGTCATCATCATCATCATCATCATCATCATCATCATCAAGATCGTCATTCACAATATTAGATCTAGGAGCAGCAGCGGCACTTGCTTGTGATTGAGAAGAAGACAAAGCAGCAGAAGGTATAGTTCTTAAAATATTATAAACATCTTTAATTTTTGTTTTAATTATTGCTTCTAAAGAATCTCCAAATCTATCAATTGTATCTAAAACGTTACCTGCGTTCTCATTAAAAATCTCTACAATATTATAACTTTCAAGAGTTTGATCGTCCCAATAATCTCTTTTTCTTTGTTGAAACCATCTTTTAATTGGGTTCCACAAAACCCTACCAGCACCTCTCAGATAACCACCTTCTGGTCGATGCCACCACTTGGTGGGTCTTGAAGTTGAAGAACCCGGAACAGGTGGCGGTCCTCTGAATTGAGGACTAGCAGTTGTGGGTTGAGAAACTGAGCCGTCTTCATCCTCATCCTCATCCTCATCGTCTGAATCGTCATATCCTGAATCTACACCAGCACCCACATTCATGCTTGTGGTTGTTGGTGGGGGTGTGTTTTGCCTCATTTGAGATGGAGTAGCACGATTTCTACGTCCCGAACCAGCAGCAACAGTTGCTTGTCCTCTTGTGATCGATAAAGCCTGTGACACATCAGTTTTTAATGCTAAAACTAGTTCTTTTATTTTTTCTATTAAACTTTTTCTTAAATCAGATAATGTGTCTTTTAAACTTGCTTCTTGTATAAGTTCTTCATAAAAATGAGCCCTATACTCTGAAAATATTATATTAATTAACTCTTTATTATCTTCATAATCAAGTTTTTTACAATTTTCATAGTATGAGTTAGACAACAAACTTTCTGTTATTATTGATGGTAATTTTATATTTTCTAAAAGTTCAAGTCTTAAAATATTTAAATGTTCATCTATAACTTTTGAAACTTCTAAATCAACAATTTCTTGATTAAGTTTATTTTTTTTATATTCTAAAAAACTCTTCATTATAGCCCTCTTGATTACTTAATCTTATATAGATTAATAAAAATATTATTTTTTAAAAAACTTATTAATTTGTTTTTGGCATATGTTCGCCAATTTTTTTAAGAGCCATTAGATTTGAATCATATATTTGAAATTGACTTGGCAAATATTGATAGCTCAACCTATCAAAATCCTCGCCCCTTTCCTCGGGAATTTCAAAATAAACATATTTTCCTTTTTTCCCTATTACTTTTACGCCTATGCTTTTAGGGCTGTATTCATGCATCAGAAGATAGGCTGCAACTCCAAGATCGCTCACGGTTCTGTGAATTTTTTCATTCAACTCTTCTGGGACGCTTTCATTAATTTTTTTCAAAAACATTAAACAAGAATCAAATGTATAAAAATCATTCGGCGGTTGATATTCTAAAACTAATCTATCAAATTCCTTGGAAGCCTCTTCATTCTCGCATTCAAAATAAATAGATCTTCCTTTTTTTCCAATCACAGCATATCCATGCATAAGAACATATGCTGCAACTCCTAAATCATTAACAAACTTGTGTATGTACTTTGTCATATCTTTCCTTCTTTTCTTTAATCAATTCATTTAGCGTTCTCTGCTGCAATTAAACAACCACGAGCGACACTGTAAAGAGGATCGTCTGGCCTTATCACACGACCAATTTCAATTGGTAAATTTGCTTGCCTTAAAAGCGTTTCAAACATTTTATCAAAACCCGGAGGAGAAGCTGTGCCTCCGGCAACAACGAAATCTATTGGGGCATCTAATTTGGCATTTTTTTGTTTATTAGCCTCAAAACCTTTTTTAATATTCACTACAGTTTTTTCTATCATCAACTGGTATTGGGTTATGATAGCACGTTCTATTAAATTACTTGGTTCTTTATTAAGATCAACTCTTGTTTTGGCTTTGTTTATAAAAGCAACTGTTTCTCCTGTAGCGTGTGCTGCTTGTTTGTCAATCCAGTCTCCAGAATTTACAATTGCAAAAGTAAACACAGGAGCACCAAAAAGAGAGTAGGCAACATTGACCATGCCGCTGCCACAACTAACTCCAACCCCAGTAAACATTTTTTCTTTAAGCTCAGCATATACTAATGCCATGCCTTCATTTATCGGTCTGGCATCGACAGTATGTCCTTGTTCTGATTTGTAGGCTTTAAAAATTGCTTCAACTATTTTTTGGTGATAGTCAGCATCGGTTTGTTCGTTAATGGCATTGGCAGGAACACAGTAGACTAATATTTCTCCATCTTTACTCACATCATCAAGCAAACTATGAATCATAATATTCATAATTTGAAATGCATCTTGTTCTTTTGGATTTACGCAACCATCTTTCATTGGTCGGCTAAGTTCGAGTTGCGTCATAGTATAGGCCATATTTACGGCGGCTTCTCCCAAGGCATATGCAATATTTGCATCATCTCTTCTTATCAAAGGCACACCGGCTTGTTTCATCATATTGAAAACAAAATCATTATCTAAAGGCATAGACAAAAATGCATTAACTTCTCGTTTATAAACAAAATCTTTTTGTTCATTTCTTTTACAACAAACTAAATTGTAAGTTCCTACATCAAATCCACAAGCCATTTTGTCCTCCTTTATTGTTTTTTCCCAAAATCAAGTTTTTGACCAGAGAAGAAATCTGGAATAATATGTGGTGCCTTATCCTCTTCCTCAACAGAAACATTGGCATTATCTGCAAAAGCTGAAACTTTTCCATCCACTGTAATATTTACATTTAAAGTAATTTCTAATTCCCCATCTTTGGGAATTACTTTTATTTTTGTGCTGGGCTTTATAAGTTGAGGCATAATTTTCCTCTATTAATATAGTTTTAAGACCACTTTTTTAACATATTATCTACGGCTTCAACCATCATTTCTAAAGAAATATCTGTTAAACACGGTTTTAAATTGTTTTTTGTTTTAGGACAATTACCCCAAGCATAACAAGGCCCACATGTCCAATTGATGTCCCTAGATCTATGTTTTTGAACCAATATAAAATCAAAATATTTTCCATATACTAATCCATCGGCAAATGTGAATATACCAACGAGTGGTTTGCCCATGCCACCGGCGCAGTGAAATGCAGAAGTGTCAACGCTTATAACATAATCGGCTTGATTCAATAAAGCCATCCAAATTCTTATTCGTTTTTCTTCTATTAAAGGAATATTATTTTTATAACAAACATTTATAGGTGTATTATGCAAACAAAATGTAAATAAGTTTTTACTATTTAAATAATTAATTAATCCTAAAAGTTGATGATCTAAAAGATTTTTCATCTGCATGGCCGAAACAGGAGCCACAGCTACAATTTTTCCATTTCTATCTTTTATTTTTTCTATAATTTTTTTTGCCTCTTGTTTCTCATCATCAGAAATATTAATGTGCATATTATGATCAGTGAGTGTTAGGCCACAGTGTTCGGCCCATATATCGCTTCTATGTGGTCCGGAGAAAGGTGCGTACCTCATCTCTGTTCTTCCACATGCTGTTGTTGTGTTGTAAGAAATTATATAATCTTCTTTGTTAATTTCATTAAAATCTAAAATTTTATCCACAAAGGGATGATCCACAACTGCATCATGATAATATTTTGGACAACAAAAGTGCATCTCAGCATCTGGCATTAATTTTTTAAAATCCTCAAACATCATTCGATGCATGAAGATGTCTCCTAAACCGCCACAGTTTCTTATTATTAATATTTTATTTCTTTTGTTATAAAAATCTTTTAAAGACAAAAAACGAACAATTTTCTCTGGTCTTTTTTCCAAAGGTCTAGATGATACTATTTTTCTTCTTACTACTTTCATATGCTATATTATAGCAAATGAAAGTAAAGTTATTCAACTAGTGCAAGAGCTTCTGATAGACGCAATATAACTAATATCTGGTGTTCCTGATGCAGATTTTAGTCTAATGCTTGTTATGACCATATCTCCTTGATTAAACATCATTGTTTCTCCTGCACCAATAACAAATGTAATATTTGTATCACCGTTTAGTTCTCCTGTAACAGTTATTGATGAATCTAGATTTTGAATCATAAGAAATCTCAAAGGATTTCCATAAGTTTCAATAAAATCAATGGCATTATCTGAGAAACTTGTTGTTAATGTAAGGGTTTCTCCTATTGAAAATGTATTCTCCTCAGGAATTTCGCTATAAATCGAGCCGTCATCTGAAACAACCTCTATAAAGCCAAACTCCTCTCCAGCTTCTTCCACCGTAAACTGTTTCCAATAATTACAATCGGTAAAAACATCTCCATCGCTGAGTGTTCTTAATTTTTTATTAGGACCAGCAACAAAAATTTGTCTTTGTTTCGATATGCTGAAAGGAACACCAATATAACCCTGTGTTTCGCTAGTATCTGTTGTAGGGTTTATGTCTAATCGACCTTGTATGTTGTTATTTAATTTTACTTTAAAAACTGACATTATTTTCACCTTTGAAAATATATATGATTCACAATTATTACTTATTTTACAAATTTAATATTAACATGCACCTATTTAAATGATAAAATTTTCATATTTGGAAACATTTTTTTGTAAATATTTGTCCCTAAGCCTGTCGGCAAAAGCCTTGTCTCAATGCCAGACTCTAATGCCTTAAGCAACAAATCACTTTCTACCCCCATAACTAGCCCTGCGTTTTCAATATCTTGATCTATAAAAACTTCATACCCTTCACTTAAGCCTATTTTTTTTAATAATTCAATTTGATTTTGATTCAAGCTTATTGTTGGGTATAATGCTTTTGATAAAATAACACACCGCACTGTTTTATCCCCAGAACTTTCAGTGCTGACAGTTATATCTTCGATTTCACATTCGTTAATAAAATCTTCAATAGGGTGTGTTCTATTATTGAATCTTAATTCTCTTATATAAGAAAAATTAAATTTTTTATCTTTAACATTATTTTCACTTATAAAATAATCATAATTTTTAAATTTATTATAAATATTATCTTTACAACATATAAATATTTTTAATCCTTTAAATTTTTTTTCTAAAATATTTTTTAAAATTTTTAATTGTCGTAAATATTCAACACAAGGTCCAAAATAACAAATTAGATAATTATCTTTAATTTTTGAATATTTAGTGAATTCTATCATTTTAAGATTTAAAAAGGGGTCAATTAAATGAGTAATGAAAAAGAAAAAGCTATTTTAGGCGCAAAAACGCTTAAAAATTTTTTTGAAGATTGGGGAAACGATAAACACTCTAATATATTATTGGAAATATTATTTGAAGGGTTAATGAAAAATGAAACTTTATTTATATTTGGCGAGTCGCAGCAAAAGAGGTGTGAAATTAATTGCCACCCTACAGACCAAGAAACAAACAGCAACACCACCAACTAAAATTGAAAATATATCAATTTTAGAATTGCCACAATTATGGGAAAGAAAAATACAACAAATTATTTACGAAAATAGAGCATTATGGGAGCCTTGGGCAGAATCAGCAAATAATTTTGAAGAAATAAAAAAAAGATTAAAAGACAAAGGATACACACAGTTACCGATTGGGCACAATCCGATGCTGAATCTAGACGCTAGAAAAGATCACCCTATTGCCAATACAAACTCATTTAAAGCAATAAGAACAATGATAAGAAAAAAAGCATAGTAAAGATATCCCTTAATTGTGTTTTTCCATGTCTTGTTTGGATAAAGACTGGGAGTGAAAAGAATAGGATCTGTCTGAAAGAGACATATCGGGTTCTTTATTGAATCGGATTCGAAATCGTTTGGAAAGGGGTTCATTGTTAGTAAGTCAACTACCCACCCGCTAAAGCGAGTGGGCTTGTTATTCCAACTTTAAGCAACCTTTGAACAGTTGTTTAACGGACAACAATAGGCTGATTGATGCAGCCCTTTATTTCTTATGTTTTTAGCGGCATTATAGTCAGCATGATCTTCGTGCTTGCATTTTTTGCAACAAAATTCTTCTTGGTTCTTTCTATTACTTTTTTCGCAATGACCACAAACACTACAAGTTCTACTTGTGTTTCTTGGGTCAACTAAAACAATAGGAATTCCTGCTAATTTAGCCTTATAATTTATGAAAGTTCGCAGTTGATAAAACGCCCAACTATAACGCTCTGCTCTTTGTTTTTTCCTTACCGTTGTCTTTTTGTTTATGTTGGTCAAATCTTCTAACGCAACAAAACAATTAGTGTCTTTGGCTTTTTTAACAATAATTTTACTCACACAATGATTAACATCGCTTCTGAATCTTCGTTCTTTTCCGCTTATTTTCTTTAATTTGCGTTTTGCACTTTTAGTTCCTGCTTTTTGCAAACTTGATCGCAAATTCAATAATCTAACTCTTGTTTTTTCTACTTTTTCATTTGAGAAAACTTCACCACTTGAATCGACTGCTATGTTTTTAACGCCCAAGTCTATACCAAGGCAATCAGTTGGATTAATCGGAGTGTCTTCGGGCATATCACAAGTTGCATACAAGTAAAATTCACCTTTTTTGTAAACCAAGTCAACTTGTCCTTTGATTCTATCTGCTCTGCCTTTGAAGTATTCTCTTATTTCTATGTCAAATAATTTTCTTCCTTCAAGGGTAGAGATTGATACTTTTGGTTTTTCAAGTAATGAACCCTTAAAACTTAATATTCTTTGGTCATATGTTATGCTACCGTGCTTTAAGAATTTGGGTTGTTTCTTTTTGTTTAATTTATATGCTTCGCATGTTTTGCTAATTGCTCGCACTGTTAACTGTGCTGATAGTCCATATTTTTCACGAATGTCATGGTATACTAATTTTTGTATATCAAATTTACTTGCTGATTTTTTCTCAAAACAAGTCTGTGCAATCTCATTGCAGGCTTCGTTGAATTTTTCAACTGTTCTTAAAAGCACTTGTTTTTCGCTTTTGTCTGCTACTAATTTGATTTTGGCTATTGTTTTCACATACTTATATAGTATGTTGCTATTGATTTTTTTCTTCAATGGTGATAAAATTTAATTATGTCCGCATTCCTCCCCTCCCCTAAAGAATTTTGCCCCGAAGCGGGGCAAAACTTTTCCTTCGGAAAAGAAGGGGCTTCCTGCGGACAAGCATGTGAAAAATATCCACTATGCTTTTTTAAAAACTTATATTATTTTTTAAATTTAACACAAAATTTTGGAACATAGAAAGTTCCAGATTCTACTTCAAGTAAAACTTTTTTTCCTTCAAATGATAGAACAACAGCACCGTTCTCCAAAAATTCAGAAACAATCGAAGGTGGATCTTCATCGGTTTCAATTTTATCCAAAAGTTTAGATTCGCTTACTTTACTTTTACACATTTGCCCAATGTGTTTTTCACACTCATCCTCCACTACTCTATTGCGATTTACAGAAAAAGAAAAATTAGAGTCATTTTGGCCCTCTAACCAGTTCTTGAACTCCTTATCTGTTATTGGTTTATTGTTCATAATTGACTCCTTCCGAATCATCGGCAAAGAAAGAACTTATTTCTTTCTCATTTATATATGAAGCATTTTTATAATCTGCACCACTAGAGTGATTAACTACATGAATTTTTTCTTTTGAAAAATTTTTAAGCCAATATAAATTTGCATCAACAATATCATAAGATTTAAGCAGTGGCTTGTAGGTATACAATCCATTGCTAAGAAGAACAGAATCTTCTCTTTTTTCTTCAAAAGAATCATCACAACAAAACAATAAAAGTTTTTCTACTCCAAATTGATAAGCAAGACCTATACAAGCACAAATAGGATTTCTGTAATCATCTATCGTATACCTATCTGAACTTTCTTTACCAAAATTTAATTCAAAACTTGGCCTATAGACATAAACATTTCCTTTATATTTTTTTAAAAAATCATTATTTGATCTTATGGAAGCAACACAAGTGGGATAATATTGAGAAAACTTATCTGGCAAATAAGAGTTCGCCTTTTCATATGGATTGTTTACAACATAAGCGTTTATTGGCCTTCTATCTTCTACAGGGATTGATGGAGACAATAATTTCCATTTATGCAAAGAACGATTGATAGCTAATATACAAACATCTTTTGGAATATAACTTAAAATTTTTTGTTTTTTTTCAAAATCAAAACCGTCAGAGACTATGACTATTTTTTTAAAATGCAAAATTTCATCACATATTAAAGGAAATGTTTTATTCAATTGTTCATTTTTTATGATTGTATCAAAATCTTCTTTTTCAAACATATGACTAAGTTGTATGGATTTTATTTTTGTTTTAGTAAAGTTCCTAACCCACACACCGCCAGAAAAAATATATTCATTGCCATTTGAATGTTTTCTTATTTTCATAAAAACTTTCTATTACCCTTTACAAGGAACTATCATAACACAATTTTTGCCGTCTGATTCTTTATTTATAACTTCATCCATTGTGACTTTTACCTCAATAGGACTTCCACGCCAAACAAGCTCTATCTCTGGCATCTTATCTGGAAACTTAACAGGCAAAACAAACTCATCAGGAAGTAATAAAGGAATTCCCGTTGGGCCTTCTAAAATAATTTTGTCCGGTATATTGCTTTCAACAATTATTTTTTCTGGTATTGGTTTTGGCATTTCAACAATAATTGTTTTAGGAATTTCTTTTTCTATATCAAGTTTAATAGAAGAAGGAATGCCAGATGCGTCTATTTTAATTGGAGAAATATTTTGTAATCTTTCTATAGAGCCAATTAATTCAGAGGCATCAAAAGCAATAGAAGTAGGTATAGGGCTATCTGGCCCGTAAACTTTTATGCTACTAGGAATATTAACTCCTGAAGAATCTATTTGAATTTTTTTATTAGTCAAGTCAGAGGTATCTAAACGAACTGAGGTTTCATCGGGTAGTATAACTTTTATCTCTGACGGTATTCCAACTTGTTCGTATTCAACTTTCATTGTTTGTTTTGTTTCAAATAGATCAGCAAATTCTTGACCAAACTCAGAAATTAATTTTTCATCTACAGCAAAACGTTCAGGAGTTTTTATTGCTTTTGCAAAAGTCATTGCCACCTCCATCTCAGGAGGCTTTCCCCAGTCAACTTCTATTCTTGGCAATTGTCCTATATCTAAATCTAAAACAATACTAGATTGTGGAGGAACTATCACAATTGTTGGAGGTATAGGAGGGTCAATTATGATTGTTGGAGGTATAGGAGGCATATCAACAATGATAACGCTAGGCAAAGTGTTGCCAGTAATCTCCACAGTACTATATGCTATGTTTATTGGTTCATTAGAAGTTATAACTACATTGCTAACCAAATTTATGTTTGGGCCAGTTATAATCGAGGGAATTGGTCCAATTTGTCCTTCCAAAGAAAGGCAAGGAACTATTAGAGGAGGCAAGTTTATATCTGGCTCAGGAACTTCACAAGGAACAAAAGTAAAATCAGGTATGTCTGGCACTTCGGGAATAACAATCTCAAAAACAGGCTCAACATCTGGCGGAGGCTCTGCTGGATTTGCTCTTTCGATTGGTGTTTGAATAATTTGGCATTTATCATTTGAAACACGAATCACAGGATCAACCACAGCATTTATTGCATATCTATGTTGTCCCTGTAAATCAGTTGTTGTGAATTCTCCATCTCCAAAATCTAATCTGAAACTGCTTATTGTTCCGGGTGGAGTAATCTGTATTAAATATTCGGCCAATATTCCAGACACTGGATCATTTTCAATAATATTCCAAGTAAAATTAATATCAGGACAATTAAAATCATCAAATATAATTTGCAACTCTCTTAAGTTTCTAATTCTCCAATCCAAAGTTTCTCTTCTAGGATCAAAATTATAACCTATAAAATTTTGTGTTTTCAATATTGAATTTACAATCTGATTGTGATGCTCTGCTACGACATAACTTCTTATCCAAGTTCCTTTTTTATTAAATTTTGTTTTTTCTCCTCCTAGTTGTCTTGCACAATTTTTTAATTTAGTAACTTTATTATTCTCATTTTTTTCGACAGAGTCATAATAAAAAAGTTCTCCTTCTATATTGGCAAAACCATTGTCTGCCCATATCTCTGGTTCTCCAGAATTCATTGGCACTATATCAATTTCTTGAGACCAAGGAGGATTATCTGTTGCTAAAGTTGTTTCAGTCGTATTGTAGACAACATACAGTGTGTAGTTGTTATCGTAATCCCTAGGATACACTGGAATTGGTGGAAAACCCATTTTAAACCTCACATCAACTAACAATTAATATATACCCGTCAACCACTGAACACCAACTGGTCTACTTCCTAGACTTTTAAAAGTAAGATCTATTTCACTAAACTTCACAAAAGCATTATTGCTGTAATCAAAACTCAAATAGGCTCTTTTATCCTTGTCTGATGCCAACAATAGAGAATTAGCAGAGTTATCAAATCCAGCTACGGATGTATCCTGTAAATTTCTGTAAAGCAACGAATTGACACCGGGACCACCAGTAGACCAACTCTCTGTTTCATTATTAAATTTTGATATACTTCCAGAATTGTTTAAGAAATAAATTCCGCTACTCAAACTCGTAAGTTGTCCATTTAATTTTGTTGGGCCTTGAATATCTTGAAGTTTTCGTATATTTTGAAATTGATTAACTAAAGTGCCTTCAGTTCTATAAAAACTTTTAATTCTAAAAAATGGACCCACTCCATCATTTCTTGTGAAAAACCCTGTATTATCTTTCCAAGTGGACCGATAAACGCTGTAGTGTCCATAAACGCTATTTCCGCCAGAGTCATATAAAGATATGTTTTCTAAAAGTTCTTGTGATCCGTTCAAAAAATTAGCATCATTAAAACTATTAGATGTTTGAGATAAATCAAGTAACGATAAAGTTGTTTTAGAATTGTCAACAGGTGAGACAGAAGGCTCATAGGATCCTATGGTTCCGAACACAAAATATGAATTTGTATTTGAATTTAAATTTATCCAATTCCATGGCTTGGAGATAGAATTTCTAGAAACATAAGTGCCTGTAAATCCATTAAACTCCACTGCTCTTATGTTTTCTACAGAAATAGGGTCGGATTGGTTCCTTCCGCTTGCCCAATATATTAATGCTAAGCCGCTCTGTCCTGATGATGTGTTACTTTTTGGAGCTATTCCGTTGTTTCTGCGAAACTCGGATTTCATGCCAGCACGAGCAGTATCTGGCTGATTATTTAAAAAACTTTCATTTATTGAAACAGGATACTGTGGGGCATTAACAAGTTTATATGTTTCGCTAATTAGTCCATATTCATAAACCTTTGTTATATTTGATTGATCAATTGTCCAAAGCCATAAGTTTGTATTTTCAACAATATCAATACTTTGATTATATGTTGTAATTCTGTAAGCACCAAACTCTGTGTCTACTCTTAATTTTAAATCGTATATTCCTCCGACACTATAAGAAGCTTTTGTGTCTCTACTATTTGGATGAGTTAAATCATCTCCCAAAAACCAAGAGTAACTCTGAATTGGGTCTAAAGGAAGCCCACATTCGTTTAAAGCTTCACCCCCATAAGTAAATCCGGGAGTAGCAAAGTTTTTTCCTTCTTTTATTTCAATATTTATTAAAGTATTAATAGGAGAACGTATTCTGGGAACTATTTCAAATGGCCCATTAGGAGGAACGCCAGCAAATGTTTGTTGATTAGAACTATTAGAAACAAAATCTATCACAGCTTTATTTGGAGCTTTTACTCTTGCATTTATAAATTTTGAAAAAATAATTTCATCTTTTCCAAAGTTATTCTCTACAGTTAGTTTGACATCGTATAAGCCTGCTTTTCTGTATATTTTTTTAATTAATCCGTTTTCACCCACAATTACATCAATCCCAGAATCAGGATCCACCACGGAGCATGATATATTTGATACATTGCTTATATTTGATACATTGCTTATATTTGATACATTGCTTATATTTGATACATTGCTTATATTTGATACATTGCTTATATTTGATACATTGCTTATATATGATACATTGCTTATTGTTGATACATTGCTTGAATTATCTCCAAAGTCCCAACTAACAGTGACCTCATCTGAAGTTCCGTCTGTGCCCAATCTAAAGCTCATATTTTTAAATTCAACTTCTAAGGGAGTATTTCCTGTAGTTTTGTTTGCTGTAAACCAAGCCTTTGGTTGCAAAACAAGTCTTCTTAAAAAATTTATTCTTCCTTCTAAAGTTGGGCCAAAAGGAACATTATCTTCCAAGCCTTTTTTTCCACAAAATTTTTGAATTTCAATTAATGCATTTTTTAAATGATTATGATGCATAGACATAACATTCATTATTACATTTGTTATTTTTTTTGGCTTAACAACATCTTCAAACTCAGGTAATCTTTCTAGTCCAGAGAAAACCCCAGTATCAGCATCCCACCCACTGTAATAAAAAGAAATAGCTCTCTTGTCGATATCAGAGCATTGCTCTGTTAGAGTTATTAGACCAGTAGGCGTTATTCTAGAAGCAGTTAAAAAATCTGCTTCAACAACTATTGAAGTGTCTCCGGGATTATAATCTTCTAATAAAATTGCACGAATAGAATCATGAACCTCAAATAAATTGTTATTGCTGTCTAAAGCATCTGGGTATAAAGAACTCTCTGGTATCATTTTTTTTCCTTTTATAAAACGAATAACAACTCAGGCAATTCCACACGTTTAAGAAACCCATTAGCAAATTGAATTAGCTCTGTTACCACATAGCCATTAGGATCGCCTTTAGCATAAATATGTCTAACCTCATGTTCGTCAGGATCTTCTTGCGTAATTGTTGTTCCATCTCCGAAAAACCAGTTTCTTTGAACAATATCTCCATCGGTCTGATCAACAAAAACAAACTCCTTCGGATTAAGGCCATTTCTTGTTGCGTATTCTTGTGAATATGGATCATTTATTGATTCAACATAAAAAAATGGCTGAGTATTGTCGGCATTTACTTCAATGTATCCTAATTTTGTTGCCACTCCTTGAGCACCAGTTGGTGTGATAACGTTGAGTTTAACTGTATAAACGCCCTCTGAAAGATAAACATGGGTTGGGCTTCTTTCTAAAGAAGAGCTTCCGTCGCCAAAGTCCCAGAGATATCTTCCAATATAACCTGTTGAGAAATTTTGAAATCTAACACTCAACGGTGGTGGTCCTTTTATGGGAAATGCCCTAAATAAAGGTTTTGGTGCTAAAAATCTTATTTCTTGAGACTTCAAAATACCATTTAAAGACTCTGCTTCTGGAAAGTCTTTGACTCCACAATTAATTTCCATATTTATTAGAGCATCCTTAACAGCATTGTGGTGCTCAGCAAATACAGCATTGGAAACAAAATTATTATTTGCAAACCAATTTCTTTGAGCAGACCCAGCAAATCCTCTTTGAAGACTTTCAAAGGTGTTTGATGTTTTTTTTCCATAATAAATCATTTCATAATCGCCCACCAAACCCACATCTGGCCCAACTCTTAAAATACCATTCGGAGGAAAACCTTCTGTTGAATCTACTATTATTCTAGATCCACTAAAAGTGAGACTTTGTTTTAGTGGAATTTTTGAATTATTTGTTGCTCTATATAGGCTTTCAAAATCATCAAGAGCTTGAGGAAACAAACTCAACATTCCCGTTGCGTAACCGTCTGTTAGTGTTGATATTTTTGCCATACATTTCCTTGTTTATTTTTTTTCTAAATGTTTGTTAGAAATAATTTTTTTTTGTATATTTTCAATTAATGATATTAATTGAATTTTGACGGGTGCATCGTCATTAAGGCACAAAACAGTTTTAACAAATTCAGGATCTAAAGGACGCTGTAGAATGATTCTTAAATTAAATTCTTCAAGCAATTTTTCATTCCACATATCCTTTTGAGATTGTTCGTCATCAACTTGTTTTAAATTTTCATAATTTGATGTTATTTTTTCATATCCTTTTAAAAGAAAATCAATTTCTTCAATAATATTATTAACTTTTTTATTGACTTTTTGTGCTGACAAAATAAGACTTTCTTTTTCTCTTTCAAGTTTTCTTATATTTATCTCAAATTCTTTAATATTTAATAATGATTCTTCATCATTATTTTTTGATTGTTTTTTTATTGATAAATCCAATCTTTCAATTTTAATATCAATAAGTTCTAAATTATCTTCACAATCTTTTAAATCTTTATTAAGCTGGTATACAGACTCTTTTCTAGATTGTAATTCTCTTATAATTGCCCATAATTGAGCTTGTGCTGTAGGTTCTTTTCCAATAATAAATTTTTCTATTTGAAAAAAAGTATGCCTATCAGGCATATTGGCTTTCTCCAGTATTTCATCGACTTTTAAGAGGATATCTGTTGACATTTTTCTCCTGTTTTTGAATAATTCTTTAATCTAAATTAGTGAGAAAGGATCAAATATGAATTGTAAAAATGAAGGAAAATTAGACGAATCTTTGTGCTACCTGTCTGGACCCATGGAATATGCAAAAGACAATGGCGTTATTTGGAGAAGAAAATTTATTAAATTATGTCAACAAAAAGGTTTACAAATTAAGTTTATTGACCCAACAAATAAACCCGGAAAAGAAGATTCTCTAATTGAAGAAGACAAAAAAACGCAAATAGAACTTCAAGAAACAGGTCAATTTTTAAAATTGAAACAATATGTCTCTGCCTACAGAAGAGCGGATCTAAGGTTTGTAGACATATCAGATTTTTTAGTTGCACTAGTAGATCCCAATGTTCATATGTGTGGAACTTATAATGAAATATTTACAGCAGAGCAGCAGCACAAACCTATTTTTTTTGTTTGTGAAGGAGGTCTTAAAAAACTACCGAGATGGTTATTTGGAGTTATCGATCTAGATGATGTTAGTAAAAATAAAAGATGTAATGTTTTTGAAAATTTTGAACAAGTAATAGAAGAATTAGAAAAAATAAATAATGGAACATTAGAAATGTCTCATGAGTGGGTTTTAATAAGAAAGTATTTAGAAAATATTTAAAAACCATTTTTTAACCAATTGTTTTGATTAAAAAAAGTTTCAACTCTCCCAATCCTTATATTGTGGAATCTACAGTACAAATCCGCTCTCACAATAGCATCTTCATTATTTATAGAAAATTTAATTTCACTTATAAAATTTATACAAAATTTTTGATTAAATTCATAATGAGGTATACATTCTATTGAACAAAGTGAATTTTTTTGAAATTTATAAATTTTGTTTAATTCAACTAAGTTTGATTCTATGGTTAAATTTATAGTTCCTTTATAACAAGAATTAATATCATACTCCCAATGATAATTAAGTAGAGGAAAAACTACTGATGTTCCTTGTTCGTTTTTAATTCTAACAATCCAACCTAAAGGATAACTCATTAAATCACTCTGGCTCCAAGAATTCCTTTAAAAATAACTCCATGAGATAAAGCATCTGATGCCCACATTAATTTTGCCAGTTCAAAATCGTTTAACCCTTGCTTGCTCATACTTATCTCTGGAAATTGTCCTACTTTATTAAAAAAATTTACATTTATTAAAACACCATTAAAGCAACCATGAACAAAATCGTTTTTTCCCTCAGCCAAACAATAAAGTACATGTGTTTCTTCTTTACAAAAATTATTCCATTTTTTTTCCAAACAACGTGGAATCCTGCTGCCTCCAAAAACAAAACAAGCCCAATCCCAAGAACATTTTTTAAGTCCAATATTTATTAAACTCGTTATTGTGTTTTTGCCCTTAAAAGTAGGACAAAATTCTTTCATTTCTTTTATTTCTTTTGAAGTTGCGTCATTTCCAACAACGCATATGGCATCTCTATTATAAGATCTCATTTTTATAGAGCCTATAGTATTTTTTAATCCAGCCACGTTTCTGTCTGGACTTAAAACGATAAAGCCAACATTCATAGTAAAGCCTTGTCAAAATCAATGCGAATTACATCATCATCGGATAATGCAGAGGATAATTCAAAAGTTCCATTTGTAAAATCGCTAGTAAAAGACATAAGAGTCCAAGCATTGTCAACCATAGAACCGGGAACGTAAACCCCTTCGAGGGGGACTGATCCCTCGTTATGGTGGTTGTACATGTCTTCGAATATTCTCATTCCATTAATATAAACCCTTAAACTGCCTTCTATAAATGCAGTGGATAGTTCGGTATTCGCTACTTTAAAATTTTTCCTATCAGGATCAACTCCGTTCAAATCTACAGGCACTAATCCATAATAATGTTGATGAGCAGACTCGGCAGGAAAACTTATATTGAACTTAACAACATCGGGTGCTTCAAAACTTGGAACGATAGTTGTGGATGGTTTAATCTTCAATAAACCATTATTAAATTCGATAAAATTAATATCATTAGTAAATATTTCTAAACCCAAATTATTTGCTTCTTCTGAAATATTTGCTAACTTTTCTGATTCTTCCCTAGTCATTCTAACATACAAATCACTGTCAGAGTGTTCTTCTATGCTGTGCATTGTTTGATCTACAGCACTAGACTTAAGACTTCCATCATCATTAATTGATTGATTTAGTCTATTAGAGAGACTTCCCTGAGTTCCAATTGCATCTCGCATTTGAGCCAAAACATTGTCTAAGGATAAATTAATTAAATTTTGTCTTCTTAAAATAGACTTTAAAGGAATGTTGTCAATTTCCCAATGTATAGGGTCCAATGGACCATATAAAACTTCAGGTATTAATTCAATTCTAGGCATTATAAATCTCCTTAATTATTTCTTATACATGGTTTTAGCAAAAACTATTTTTATACAAAATTAAGTCTCCAATTAAAAGTTATTTGCATGTCCTCTGTTTTATTCAAGTCAGGAAAAGTAACCATACTATATAAACCTCCGTCAGCCATTTGTAATGCCATTTCGTTCAGAGTTACCCCAACGGCTTCATCAAATTTAATTACAGATGTGAAAATAGCTTGTGCAGGAACACTTGTGTCTAAATTGGCTAATGCAGGTTTGGATAATCTTGTTACTCCGAACAATCCTTCACGACCAGCATTAACAAATTTTTTAACACCATTATTTGTTCCTCCATCTCCAAAAACCATTCTTGTTATATTAAATTGATACTTTTCTCCAATTTGATTGGCCAAAGATTTTGCCAAAGCTCTACGACCTGTAAGTAAAACTGTGTTGGGGAAATTTATAATTTTTGATTTTTTATTTTTAAAATCTAAAATTATTTCAACATCACCTTTTGTTTTTATGCTTTCTTTAATCATAATTCTCCTTCAAATTTTTCTCCGTCTTTCATTTCTATTTCTATTTTAATTCCTTCATCCTGAACAATATTTTCTTGTACTCCACTTCCTTTTGGCGAAGACAAAGCAACTATAGCTGTGTTTTTGTCAATATCAGAGTAAATCTCTCGCACAACTGGATCTTGACCGGATCTACCCAACTGATCGAATACGTAAAATCCGACATTCACTTGTTTTTTTGGAAAATGAACCAAAGAATAAGAAACATTAGTTCCACCAATGTCTTTAGTCATCCAATCCTGCTCTCTACCCTCTAATACGATTTTTTCTTTATTAATTGAAATAATCTTATAGAACTCATCCCCTATCTTAAACAGATAATTCTCTTTAAAATTACTATCATCCGTCCACTCTGATATTGGGGCTGAATTTTCGCCATTCAGAATCTCAAACTCAGATTCATGATCATTTGCAGTTATCAAATTAAGACCTTTATATCCAAAGTATCCTATACCTTCTTTTATTAAAATTTTACGAGTCTGTACAGAAACACCAAAAGCATTACCATCATCATAACCATCAATAAGCAGTTCATTCTCTTGTATCTCCAAAATATTATAATCTAATTCATTGTAGTTTAATAGATCTCCCGGTTTAACAAAATCAAATATATTTATTATGGCAGTATCGTTTAAATTGACTCGGCCTCTTTTTGTTATTTTTAAATTGCCTATTTCACTAGTTTCAATTTGATTATCTTGATCATCATATAAAATATAACCAACGCCAGACGAATCAGATGAGGGTAGAATTGAGTCTCCTTTAATAATCAACATTCCATTAGCAACGTCTAAAATTTCGTAAAAAGAATCAGAATACTCTGGAAATTTTATTTTCCAATAATCACCAACATAACCACTAGTATTTTCTTTATCCCAAGTGCTCTTGACACCTAGCTCTGAAAAATTAACACTATCGTCAGATAAAACTATTAAATTATCTTGTGTTATAGAGGCAGTAGTTGTTTTATAAGTTATATTAAATAAATTAAATGTAAAAGCACTTTTATCCAACGGTTCCACAACTGGGGATGTTACTCTCGCCATAGATCCCTGAATTTGATCGATTGTGTAATCACCATAATTCACAGATGGGGATAAAACTTTAATTATATGGTTGTTCCATATAACACCCAGACTACTTAAATTATGATCTGGAGTTATCATAACAATCTTGTCATTATAAGCAATGCCAGTTTTTCCAGATAGAACTGTGTTTTGGTCAGTGAGATCTTCTCTTGTGATAATCCAATTACTTAAGCCTCCTTCTATGTTTCTGTAAAAAATAGGATTTGAATTTCCAGAAAGTACGGTTTGTACGTAATCGATTGTGATTAATGTATCTATTTGCTCAACAGGAGATTGAATAAATTCATTTACCTCTCCAGTAAAATTTATAGAATGTATTTGAGCATGAAAAGGCGTGTATTCGTTTAATATGTCTTGTGCTTCAATTAACCTGTCATTACTTAGTTCTTCCACGCCAATATCAACACTATAAGAACTACTTAAACAAGCACCACAAGGATCAATAAAATTTTTATCTATGCGACAAGCATCGAAAGAAGGTCTAATCGATCCGTTATACTCCTCTGCGTTATAGATATTTTCAGAGTAAGCAAATTCAGTTCTTAACCAACCAAATTGCAAAGGATCAGCAAATGGATGGCGAACAGGAATCAATAAAGAAAATAAGGGATCGTCTTCTGCTATTAATCTAACGTTCCAATTTTTTGGCGGATAAACTTGATCATTCTCATTTCTTTGATCCATCAAAGGAAGAAGTTGTATATAATTATCCAAAGAAGCCTCTGTGGCTGATGGAATTTCTTTAAATTGATATTTTATTTTAATTACATCTCCTTCAAAAAGATCCATCCCATTCACAGACAATTGATCTCCTATCCAATTCATTTTCACAAGACCACCCTCTGTGTTTTCAAAAGATACGCTATCTTTTGAAATCGATAAAAAATCCGCTGAGTCTTTTCTTTTTAAATATAATTCCAAATAATTGTCTTCGGTATAAGTGCTTTGTTCTAAAATAATATCTTCTTTTTCAAGAATAAAATAATCTTTATCCTCCACAGTGAATGTTTCAATCCAATAGTATTTTGAAGTTAATTGCCAATATTGAATAAAATAATTTAATTTCATCCCACTTTGAGAAAAAGCATCTTCAAGACCTCTTAATGTTCCTTTTCTTTTGTTTAAAGGGAATGCTTCTTTTATTTGTCTTCTCCACAAGGTGGGATCACTTGATCTTAATTTTATAGCAAATGTATTAGATAGGTAACTCAACATGGATTCATGAAGTGCATTAGAATCAAATAAATCTATAATTTGATTTGCCATATCTTCAAGAAAAGAAAATCCTTTAGCAATAGCTAAATTAAAATTCTCAGTAGTTTTCGGAGTAACGTCATTATTCGATAATGTGAATTTATAAACTTCGGGAAGATATCTCTCCAACAAAGCTTCGTACTTGCCCTCTGGCGTTGAATGATAAGGGACAACCACAACCGCACTGCTATTTCCCTCAACTATAAAATGTATGTGTGCGGATAATTTCTCTCCAGCAGGCAATGGCGTCCAAGTCCAACAAACAAAATAATCTCCTTCACGAATTGATCCTTTAGGATCCCACTCATAAACGAAATTACCAAATTGAGAATTTCCATTTTCATCATAAGGAACAAGAACTAAAGAAGAATTCTCTATATCAGTAGTCAGCCAAGCAGGAAAATTCTCAGATCCTATTACCTTTATTGCAGATCTGTCTTTATAATAAATTTTATTTATTTGAGAAGAAGATTTAATCTCTATTTTAATATTATTTAATTTCTCTAAATTGTTTTGAGTGGGATCATCACATAATTCGGCCTCTGCTTTTTTTAATTGTTTTTGTAATTCATCAGAGGTTACTTGTTTATCATATTCACCATAATTGTTTCCTAAAAAATCTCTTTCTATGTAATATATTATTACACTATCAACTTTATAAGGATTACTAGAAAAACAACCCTGAGCATCGGGTGTTTTTATTTCCAATAAAATTTTATCGGTAATTTTTGGATTTTCATTTATTTTTTTAATTGCCATTTTATTCGTATACAAAAGTTATAGTTATATTGGTTGGTCTAATTATTTCATAAAATTTTGTTGTTACAACCTCACCTGAGTTTTGCTCAGATGTTGTTTGAAAATGAACATCCGTAGAAGTTATCTCAGGCACATCTGCCAATTGCTTTATAAGATCAACTGATTTTAAAGTTTTTCCGTAATCCCAATTATTTAATAGAAAAAATCCATTTATTCTTCTAATTGCCCTCTCTCTAAATTCTTCTTCAAATTTTCTGTAAAACTTATTCATTGTAATATCAACTAAAACATCTACTTCAACAACAACACCATCCTTAATGCAAATGAGGTCTGTGAGCATTTTTTTGTCTTGCAAAGCACCTTGAAGCTCTACCTTAAGTCCATTGTCTGGAGAAACCAAATTGTCTGCATCTTCTCTTGCTAAAACATAAAGATCAATAACATTCGCTGCACATCCATAGTTTCTCAATATTGCCTTTGCTTTTCCAACTTGTCCATTAAATTCTGTTGCAAACTGACCAGCAAAAATTTCGATGTCATCGCCAGATACCGTTCTGTCTTGTGTTCTTAACCAGTACGGTAGTTTTCTTTTTATGTCTTCAAGAGTATCACCTGCATAACCAAACTCCCCTTTTGTAAAATTTCTAAAAGTAACAGGAACACTAAAACTAAAGCCCGGAACAATAAAATTGGTCTGAAAATCAGCAGCACCAGTAACTATATTGCCCGCAACCCCACCACCGACTCTATACGTTATATCGATTTGCGCACCAACAGCAGGAATCTGACCGGCTCTATTGTTTCCAAAAATTACAAAAGCAGCATAAGATGGAGAATATTCTACTCTAAATTCTCTTCTTGGCTGAGAATCTGTAAAATAATCCACTTGCGTCCATTCATTTCCATCAACAGTTACTTTAATGGAATTAAATATCACAGGAAAATTTGATAAAGCAACAAATTGATTCGGCTCTCCTGTGCCAACAGATCCACCTAAATATGTCCTTCCTTCTAATCCCACTATGGAAGTTGTTAAAAAAGTACCAGATTGGATGTAAATGCTTTGCCCGAATATCGGTTGATTATTATTGTCTGCTGCGTAAAGCTCAATAAATCTTGGCCCGACCTCTGTGTCTATAGGTATTGAAACAGGAGTTTCAATTTCTAAATTAGTTTCTAACAAATTCGATATATTGGCAGACCAAAGAGACCTTGCGCCTATTGGTGGCTGAGGCTTGAATCCAACTAACATTGCCAATCTAAATGCGTTATCGACCTCACTCACAGTGTCAATAAAAATTTCGTTTGCAATTTGATCCATTTTAAAACTAAGAGTATCAGCAATAAATGCCCAATTTTCTATAAGCATAATTGCAAGATCAGATTCAACAAAATCATTGAATGAATCACTAAATTTTTCTTTAATAAAATCTACTAATCTAGATTTCATAGACCAAAAATCTTGATTAGTATAATTTAAATTTGCAAGTTTTGGAATTTTTACAAGACTTGATTGATCATAAGGTGTTATATCAAAAGGACAATTTTCTAAAGCCATGCTAACCCCCGATTGGTCTTTCTAAAACTAATTCTTCGACTTGCTGAATATTCTCTGGATCTATAAATTTTATTTTAATATATAATATAGCTTCTTGCTCGTCATAATTATCATATTGATTTAGAGCGGATTTTGGTATATTAGAAGTAATTTCAATATCAGATATTACTATTCTAGGTTCCCAGTTTAATATAGCTTGCGTTATAACATCTCTCGCTCTGATTTCTAAATTAATATCATTTGGCTCAAAAATTAAATTCCTTAAAGGTGTTCCAAAAGACGGGAGCATAACACGTTCTCCCGGATTTGTTAACAATAATTGAAGCAAATCTGCTTTTATTTGGTCAACACCTGTTTTTTGGGCCAAAACTCCCCTTGCAGTATTTACTAATGGATATTGTAATCCTAAAAATTTTTTACTCATAAAAACCTCAAACAGTAACAGTGCCTGCTCCGGTGTCAATACTAACCGAAGACTCTTCATCTTCTGAACAAGGCCCATTTTCTCCCGGAACAGGAGGAGGCAAGCATCGCCAACCCGAAGCAAACACCCTTTCACTAACAGAATAAATGGACCAATGAACTATATTAGTAAGCGGACAAACAATTGGGCATCTTGCAATTATTACTGGATAAGTACATGGCCCTTTACATTTTTTACCCGGAGGAGGACCGCAGTCTCTACCAGCCAATAGAGATATTCTTGTTCCTGCAACAAATATATGTTCTTCTCCAGCATATCTAAAATCTATATTCTCAACAACTGAGTTTCTATTTTTAGAGACATATGTAAACTTATCGGATGGATTGCACTCTTTATCTCCAACTATAACGACATCCATATCATATGTTTGACGAACAGAGTGGCCTCCTGCTCTTAGAAACACAACCCCAGCTTGGCCTTTCGGCCTTCCTTGAAATCTCAATATGTGTGGGCCTCTATAGCCACAACCTTTTTTGCTATTACAAGTATCATCACTATCGGGATCAACACATTGAGGATGTAAAATTTGAATCCATTGACTCTGTGTTTGTTGTTGACTAAAGTCATCATTAAATCTCATTTCTAAACCATATCCTGATTTTATTTGAATATAGGCTTTTGTTGCTTTTGGAGTAGGATTTCCTCCTTCTTGTCTTTTCGGAGAACATTGCTCGTTCATATGGTCTATCATTTTTATTTTATGCGTAGAAGTACTTTCTAAATGAATACCTCTTTCTTCTCCAGCATAATTAGGAGGGCAACCCCTCTCAGGCTCCCCGACTGTATGATCATTTAACTCAATTCTATTGCCAGTCGCAGATTTTATCCTAATAAAGTTATCTTTTCCTCTAAGCTCACTTAATTCTTCCACATCAGACATCATCATTGAGTGTCCAGTTGCACTTTTCCAATAAGTTCTTCCAAGATATTTGTTGTTGCATCCAAAGTTAAAATTATCCATACTTCGTTCCCATAGTGGAACACCCGATGGCTCCTCCACTGAGTCATCCATAACCCAACTGTGTCCAGATATAGATAAAAATTGAATACCGGTTTGAGGCAAATCGCACCTGTTGTTTTGAGGCGTGCCGGGTCCACGATACGGCCTGCATTCATTTTTATGTTTAAAGAAACGATTCGATCCACTTTGTGAATCACAGTGTTTTGTATTTGGATCACATGGAGTAGGCGTATGTCCTCCTAAAATATTGGAGCACTGAGTTGGCGAGCAAGTTTGTCCTTCTTCTCTAGGACACTCACAATTAGGTTCACAGCCTGCTGATTTTTCTATGGGCGTGCCATGAAAATCGCTAAAATAAGGTAAAGTTGATTCGTGATTTGAACAAACATCAATAGGAGATCCACCGGGATTAGGAGGACATTTAGGATTAGCCCATTGACCCCCATAATGCAAATGATCGTCTTTGAATATCAGCCAGTTTCCGCAACTAGACATAAGCTCCATTCTCTTCCAGCGACGATTACATTTGGCATTGCCATCAACCATCTTCACCATATGCTTCTCTGGAGTTTTAAATCCATAAATATTAGGATAAGTCGATCTCCGTTGTTCATTTGGGTTGAGCGAGAATTGTGCATTAAAAAATATATCACCGCTATTATAAGACTCTGTGTTCCAAGGAGGATACACCTGACTCTCGTCATCAGGCCCAACTAAATAACCTTTTCTATGTCCTTTGTAAACACTTTCATATTCTCTAGATGGAAAAATTTCCATAATGTCTTGTCCACCGACGCCACGATTTTTATGCCAAGCAGTTCCTAGATAAAAAGCCGAGTCAACGCTACCTCCTTCAAATAGAATCATCAGAGTGCTGCCTGCTGGTGGCACCCAATTAAGGCCACAATCATCAAATCCACCCATAGCAGATATCGGTTTGGCAAAAGGAAGACTCCAAACAGTTGCCTTGGGATTATGAAGAAGTGGATGAAAAAATCGTACACGGTTCATTTTATAAGGATCAATAGTTTCTACGCACAAAGCACGAGTTAAACCATTTAAAACAACTCCACTTTTTTTTGTAGCAAACCTTCTTTTTTTTGTCATCTTTGTCTCTGAACCGATTCTGTTTACAACTTGTTCTAATGTATGAATTCTATCATAAAGATTGTCAATAAATTTTGAGAGACTAGTTTCATTGCTCAATGATGGTTTATAAGGACTATTAGACATTGACATAATTAATACCTTTTTCTAAAATTAAGAACACGATCTGGCCCTAAATCCGCCTATCCATCCACCCCAAGGATTTCCGGCAGGATAATCAACACCCGGAACTGTTAATTCGACTCCTATAGTCGTTGTATATTTGCCAGCTTCTATTGTGTGATTAATAGATTTAATAATCCAAGCTTTATTGCTCAAAACGCCATTCACAGGAGGCAAAGCCAACCAATCTCCACACTGCGATCCGTTGTTTCGCATAATATAAAATGGATTTATTACAATAATAGATATTGTTTTTATATTTATGGCCTCAACAGGAGGACAAAATGTGGGATCTCCAACAATAACCAGATCAGCAGAAATTCCATTGGTATAACTTATTTGTGTGGCTTTTTTATCCTTCACCTCAGAATCGGCAACTTCTTTGTCGGAGTTTTCTCCTAATCTATCTTGTTGCGTCTCAGACGTTGTGGTTTGTTGAACTCCGCCCGCTCCTTCAACTTTTTCCTTTGGCAAGCATGGGTTGCCCGGATTTTTAGAACCTTCGGGATCAAGGGGTTTTGCTTTTAAATCACTCATGGCACCTCCAGATCCGGTGACTAATCCAAAATCCCATCGAATTTTTGGATTAAACTCTATCACAGGACTGGCTGGTCCACCATTAACAATGTATGTTCCCAAACACAACTGATCCCAAAATTGATCGTTCTGTGGGGCGCATTCTGGTTTTTTGCTTTCCCAAAAAATTAGTTCTCCTCCCTGAACTTCTGGATTGTATCTGGCAAACCAAGGCAACCCATTAATGCTAGGACACTCACTCATCCATCTTCTTGCAGCATGTAATTTGTCTTGATTTTTTGCATCCCATTTTCCTTTGGGTCCAAATTTTTTTTCCATAGCATCACGACCTGTAAATATCTCAGGAGCCTTTTCTATATCAGTACTTGTTGGGTCGAAACCTGCTGAAACTATTACTCCATCTTTCATTATTTTGTAATTAACAACAGCTATATTTGGAGGGGATGAGTCACACATAAGCTTGTACACAGCGTGCATTAAATGTGTGGCGTTTTCTCCTTCTCCGCCCTGTTGAAGCTCTAATGCTCCTTCCATCATTCTAGAGGGGGTGTCTTTTCCAACAATATCAAAAATAAATTTTCCTTGAGAATAATTAACATCTACAGCATCGCAAATAACATAATAACAAGGAGAACTGGCTCTTGGCAAAGGCCCATAACATCCATTTTTGGTCCATCCAAATTGAATTTTCATCATTAAAGTGGCCGGATTTCTATCCTTTAAACAAATCCAATCTTGTAAAATATGATTCATAAATTGTTCAAAAGAGCCTCCTTGTGTGTCATGAATTGTAACACGAACATCAAAGCCATCAGAATGCCCTAGGCTAAAACCCGTTATTACAGCACAGTTCTCTGGGTTAGTGGAACCAGAAGATTTATTGCCAACAGTGATGGCTGCTCCAGCAGTGCCACTAAGGTCTGCATCAACAAAATCTATAGCAACCCAAGGAGAAAGAACGTGTCCAGACTCTGCGAATTCATAAGTTGATCCTTGTCCTTTGCACGAATAATATTCTAATGCCTCATTCGACCTTAATCTTCCTCCGGGAGTTCTTCTGGGGGTGCAATCTATTAAAGACATTGATCCTCTTTTTAAAAAAATTATACTGACACTACATTCGGTAATAAAATTGTTTTACCAGCTATAAACTCCCATACATCTTTCATTTTATTTGCTTCTAATATTTTCCACCAATTATCAACAAACCCATAAACATCATAAGAAACCAGATCGGGACGATACTCTGTGCCTTTTGTAATTAGCATTACTTTTTCTTTTCCATTTGGAATATAAATATTTCTTTTGTAAGTTGCAAAAGTAATAAGTCTCTTTTCCCCATAATAGATTATATCTTGCGTCAAATACCTGCTGCCAGCAGCCATAAGACTTGATGGAAGAATTCCAGTTTGTTCTATTATTTGTGTCATTTTTCTACCTTATAGGAGTGAAAATTCTAGAATTTCTAGCCATTGATATCATGTCTTCTTGAAAAGGAAGATTTTCGGATGTGTAAACAACCTTCCAGTTTGTATCAACGTCAAATCTATAAGGGCAATAACTATTTTGCTCCCAAGCCACTTCGGTAGGAAATTTTACGCTATACGATTCAAGAATCACACATAACTCTCTACTGTCTAATAAGTTTTTACATTTTATTCTACAAACAGGAGGCGGTTGGAAAGGAGTATTCTGTGATACGCCACTTCTAGGATATACAGCACTTTTTATCATACTTAAGTAAGATAAATTTCTTTCTCCATCACCCGGATTAATGATAAAAAAATGAATCTGAACATTTATACTGCGATCTGCCGAATGAGAATATGTATACAAAGGAAAACTTCTTCCTATAATTCCTTCGCTATTATACACAGCATTTTTTGTATCGCTAATATCAGGAAGATTGTTTAATTTTATAATACCCTCTCCACCATTTGCTCCAGTTCCGGGAATCACAATGTAACAGTCAGGTATTTCGATTAAAGATCCGTTATTTGTTGCTTTCATTAACCAATACCTCCACGACCATCGGTTGTTATCGAAGACGACGAGTAATCACTATAAGTTAAATCCCATAATCCTCTATTCATATCACGAGCAGCATTCTTTATTCCAGACGACGATCCGGGTGCAGCGTCACTAGCTATAGATCCGATCACATCGGTTCCTAACATGGATCCTCTTGATGTGTTGTTTCTAATTGCATCTAAAAGATTTATCATTTGGTCTAATTTATTTGACTGATCAACAAGCAGATAATCTGCAACATCATCCATGCTGGGCAAAACCGCTGTATTAGTGCGTGCTGTTTCCCCATATTTTTTTTGCTCAACAGCAGACTCCATAGCAAATCTGCTTAATCCTAGAGTTCCGACCTCTCCCTTCAAATCATCCGAATAATCCATGGTGTATGGAGACGCAACTCCCTTAACATCGTCCGAATAATCCATCATAGAAGGAGAAATACTAGGATCCAAAACACTATAGTTGTTACCAAAAACTTTAGAAGCAGAATCAGACGCCTCTGTTCCATAGTTGAATGAATCGCTAGCATCTGCTACTATGTTTTTTTCAATTTTTGATTTTTTACTTAAATATTTTTCCATCTCCAATATGGCAATATCATTTAAATTTAAACCGCTCATTTTCATTAAAAAGTTTTGTTTTGCAACATCAGATGCTTCTTCTTTTTTATCAGAATCAAAAATACCTAGACTAGAAAAATTAACAACAGACTTGATCTTTTCCGACATAGACTCGAATACTTTTTGCAAAGTTTCTCCGATAGGACTAGATTTTCCAATTCCATAGCCTAAACCCGATAAAGAACTAATTGGGAGTTTGCTTAAAAAGTTTTGTTTCTCAACATCAGATGCTTCTTCTTTTTTATCAGGGCCAAACAAACCTTCTTCTTTCATCGTTGCCATAACACTTCTGTTTATGTTGGTCATAGATCCATTTAGTAAATCAGATATTGTAGGCGAATACGAGCCAGCCATCGGATCGATGTTTGTTCCTCTAAAGTTATCTGGATTAAATTTTGAGAAAAGATCAGCCACAATTTCCGGGTGGGACTTAACCATTTCTGCGGTAAGTTCGGTGTCTATTGACCCTTTAATTGCTTCAGATGGTTTTTGTTTATCGAAAATACCTAAATTTGTTACAGAAGAAAAAACTTTACTTAGTCCAAGAATGTCTGATGCAGCGGATAGTTTAGACCCAATAGTACTTTTGTATTTTTCAAAAACTTCAGAAATTGTATTTGTTCCGGCAGATTCTTTCTCTTTTGTTTCTTTTTTATTTATTCCCAGAGAAAGACCCGTAAGGCTTACTAATTTTTCAAGTAAATTTAAGGATTTTTCTTGAAAATTAAAACTTTCTTGGTTCAATGTTTCTTTAGGATTTATATCTTTTAACATAAGATTTGTTTGCTCTTCTCCAGCTTCCATAGGAGATTTTTTATCAAACGCACCTAACATGAGAGGACTTAGCAATCCCATCATGCTCATTTTTCTTTTCATTCCCAATGATTCGTATAAGTTCATATCAGGCTTTTCAGAATCTTTAAAAGAGTGTTTTATAGCAGAAAGAATACTTGCAGCACCACTAAAAGGCCCAGCCCCGACCGCTTTTATTTTTTCCCAAACATCTTTTGGCACTACAACTTCGCCTTCGTGAAGTTGTGCAACCCCAGCTTGTAAAATTTCTCTGGCACCAACTTCATATGCTGGCAATGAATTCTCAACTGTTTTTGCATCTGCTGGAACTTGTGAGGCATCTGGCATTCCTGTTGGTTCTTGTGCGGCGGCTATGTCTGCTTCTCTAGCTCCTTTATTTGGCCACCAACCCCATGATGATCCCAAATCAAAAATAGTCTTCCCAAGAAATGGACCTCCAACGTAATCAGATATAGCATTTCCCAGCATTCGCCCAACAGCATCTCCTCCCATATATCCAAGAATGCCACCAACTATTGTTCCTCCCGGTATTGGCGACAATAAAGCGCCGAGGCCAGATGCCGCTAAGGTGCCAGCCAAGAAACCTAACCCATTACTTATCACGATCTTCCCTATCTCTGACTGCAACTCTTCAACAGGCACACCTTTTTGATTGGCCGCTTCATAAACGTCCATGCCTGTGAATGCTAATTCCAACACACCAGCTATTGGCCCTGCATATTTTGCGGCACCTCTAAGAACATTCATAAGTCCTTTTCCTATTGTGCCGCCTCCACTTTTTAGAGCATTTGGAATTATTTTTTTGATATTTTTTGATAAAAATTCTTGAACATGCGTTATACCAAGTTTGTCTTTTGCTAGTCTGGCATAGTCGCCAGCCACACTAACACCTGAGGCTATCTTCTTTTGTAGATACTCTCCTACTCCTCCAACAGCACCTTTGGCAGATGAGTACGCACTAGAAACTGCTCCGGATGTTTTTTGCCAAGCAGTTCCCGCTCCACTCCTGACAGACTCTACAGCACTTCCAACACTAGTTTTTGCTGACTCAAGAGCACCTCCCGCCGAACTTAACAAATTACCTGCCCCGCTCCTTACAGATCCGGCAGCACTGCTTACTGTGGATTTTGTTGAATTCCACGCACTACTAATGGAATCACCCATTTTTCCAAAAAAACCTCTTGCGGCTGGCGGTTTTGGCATTGCACCACCAGCCGCAGATGGAACAGATGGCGGCTTTGGCACACCACCAGCACCACCAGCCGCTGCGGCAACAGAACCTTGTGTCCCAGCATTTGCGGCTGCATTTGCTGCACGAACAGCATCATCTACGCCACTTGCAGATGCTCTCGCAACAGTACTTGAGTTTGTTGCCGCTGCTCTTGCAACGTCATCAACACTTTGAGTGGCTGCTCTTGCAACGTCATCAACACCTTGAGTGGCTGCTCTTGCAACGTCATCAATACTTTGAGTGGCTGCTTTAGATGCAGATTTAGCCGCATCACCACCAAAGTCAGCTAAAGCAAACATTCCCATTTGGGCGTAACCCAAATTATTTGCCAAACTATCCATACGATCCAAAGTATTATCAGAAAGATAACTGCCATTGTCCTCTGGAACTAGATCGCCAAGATCTATAGGTGCTCCTTTTCCTCCTCCTAATCCTCCGTTGGCACAACAATTTGCTAAAATATCACGTATTTGAGTCAGTAAATCAGGAACAGAGCCGTCGCCCATTTCATTCTCATCTCCTCCAGATGACATATAAGATCCTGCCATATAAGAAATCCCTGCTGTCGCCAACATGGGCAACCAACTACCTCGACCACCTCTAACACGAGGTCTTCTGGATCTTCTTGGCCTTGAACTAGCGGTTGCTCTGCCTGTTGTTCCTCTAGCTCGTGCGGCAGTTGTCATTCTGCCACTTCTGCCAGATGCAACAGCCCTTCTTCCTCTTGCAAATCTTCCTCCACCTCTTCCGCCCATCATCCCACCACCACCACCCATTAAACCTCTCATTGACGATATTCCACCCATTGCCGTTAATATAGTTGTGCCAAAAGCAGCAATAGCTCCCACAATACTGCCAACACCAGAAAGTATAGCAATAGCCAAAGCACCAAAAGCACCAAGAGATAAACGAAATGCAAGAGCAAGATTGGAAAGATAATTATTGGTCTCTCTTAATGTCTCTTGAAGACTTGTAATAGGATCCTGTGCTGCTTTCTCCTTTACTCCCTCTAACTGCATAACCCTCTGAAGCTCTTCCACGGCCTCTGCATCGCCAGCAGCTAATTTTTTTTGAAATTCATTATAATCCGGGAAATTTTTTGCTATTTGAGACGCCACTCCACCCATGTCAGAATCTTTAAGTCTTTGATCTAGATTTTTTAAAGTTTCTCCGATAAGCTTAGGTTGACCTGTTTTAAGTTCTTTTATAAAAGTATCCGCATCTGTCTCTCCCAATATTCCCGTCATTTTTTTAAGCAACATTTCTTCTGCACGTGCTCCAGCATCGCCACCTTTTTTCATTGTTTCTAATTCTTTTTGATAAGTGTTTAAAGCACCTATTGCATCCATATTCATGTTGTTTTGTAATGCTCTTTTTTCAGCTTCAACTCGCTTAATCTCATCCGAAACATCAACACCGCTTTCTTTTGCTTTTTGTAAATTTGCTAATTGTTTATCTAAACCTCCCATTCTTTCCAAAGGTGTTTTGGATGCTTCTTTTTGTGCTTTGTACATTTGTTCAACTTCACCAAGCTCCATCCCTAAGGCTTTAAACTGTCTTTGAAGAACAGCGGCAGCTTGTTTCGCTCTTGTGTCTCCCATTTGCAATTTCTCTATTACCTTGCTGATATTCTCAGGACTTATTTCGTTCAGATTTATGCCAACAGCATCAGCAATGTCAGGGCCAATTACTTGTGTAAATCTCTGTTTAACAAAATTCTCTGTGCCCTTCATGAGTCGTTTCATTCCTTCAGGATTCTGCAAAGTTGTTCCCATTACCAGATCTGTGATAGCGTCTTGTTCCCCTGAGGCGGCTGCTATGTTCGATAAGAACATTCTTTGGCTTGATTCAAGAAAAGCCTCTCTGCTCGACAAAGCGTTCATCATATCAGCACCACCTTCAAAACCATACTTTTGAGAAGCGGCCATAAATGACATGACTTTTTTATTTGCCTCCATACTCACAACACCAGCTTTTTTGAGGTTTTTTATGACACCCTCTGCCGACTTCATAGCACGCTCTAATTGAGCACCTGTTACTCCCGTAGTTTTGGCAACGTGCTGCATGTGACGACCCATTTCTCCCAATTCCATGGAAGAAAGTCCAATGTGATAATGCATATCCATAAACATTTCATTCAATGTATCGGCACTCATATGAAGCATTGTTGCCGTGTTTGAGGCAGATGTTTGAATGCTATGAAGCATTTGTAATCTTCGTTTTAGAACCTTAAACTCTTTCCCTCCTGCTTTTTGTTCTTTGTCGGTAAGCTTAGACATTCTTATTTGTATTGCTTCTTGCTCGCTTAAATAACCTAAACCACGTTCTAAATTTTTGCTTTGTAACTCCTTATATTTTGCGTCAGTAACGCCCGCTGCGCCGAGCTGGTCGTAGATGTTTGTATATTGTTGTTCTATTTCACGGTTTAAATTTCCAAAACCATGTTGCTCATGGATAATAACTCGCATATTTTTAGTATACTGATCTTGGTTGGCAAATAGTCCATCAAAAACTGATAAAGGATTAATTCCCGCTTTATCAGCAAGATTCGTGGCAATATTTGTGGCAGTTGCAAGCCCTGCTTGAACAAGTTGTGCAAGAGCAAACATTTGCCCCATATCTGGTCCAGTTCCGGGAGCATTAGCTCCTCTTCCACCTCCACCTCCACTTCCACCACTTGTACGTCTTCCTGAATTTGCTTGATTGGATAAAGTATTTTCAAGTTGTCTGCTTAGACTACCATCATCACCACCCCCAACTGACCTAGCGGCTTGTTCAGACAATAAATTTGCCTTGGTCTGCTCCGCTATTCTTAAATCGCTTCTAACCCCGTGCATCTCGACTGCAACATTTTTAATTTGTTCACAACAATCTATAAACCCAAAAGCTTTTCTTATGTCACTCTGAGCACGATCAGATAATTTAGAAATTCCTACCCAAGCAGTATTCTGTGATGTGAATTCACTCAATAGTTGTCTTGATGCTTGAGCAACTAAATCTATT